AGAGGCACAAGTGATGGTGATACAGGTCAAATACGTTCCGGTGGTGGAGCTAACTACTTCTATTTTAGAAACTATGATGACACAGCAAATGTTAGAATCATTGCAGCTGAAGGGCATTTTTTTAGAACAACTACAGCTACTGATGTTAATAGCGCAAATGTACTTTTAGATACAACTGCAGCTGATGTTTCTTTGGGCCTCAAAGCAAGTTCTGGAACATATTCTGCACAAATTAGACTAGGTGGTAGTAACGCATTGTATTTTGCGGATGGGTTAAATAGCTCTACTGGTGTTCCTGTTTACGCAGCATCGTATAACACATTCTCTGATTATAGATTAAAAGAAAATATTGAGATTATAGATAATGCTATAAATACTGTAAAAAATTTAAATCCAGTTTATTTTAATTATAAGACAAATCAATCTAAAAAGGTTAGTGGATTTATTGCACATGAAGTGCAGTCGATAATGCCAGAAATGGTTCAGTTAGACAAAGATGCACTTAGGGAAGATGGATCTCCAGATTATCAGGGTTTGGATTATTCTAAATTTACGCCAATTCTTACAGCAGCAGTTAAAGAAATAATAGAAAGACTAGAAGTCTTAGAAAATAAGTGATATAATGGACTCCTATTTAAGGAGAAAAAATGAACAATGATCTTGATATAAATATATTAGTTCAAACCTTTAATGAGCGAATGGCCCAAATGATGACAGAGATTGTTATTAAGGAAGCCACCATTAAGCAGTTATCCGCTCAGATTGAGCAATTACCCGCACAGCAAAAAACAATAAAAACAACACAAACAAAAACAGATGAATTTGAGTGAGGTAAATAAAATGTCAGATGTAATTGATGTAAATGAAGCAGTTGAGGCAAAAAAGGAATTCACTATTGAGATTAAGATCTCAGATGCGAATCTGCAGTATAAGAGTGATTTCAATGAAGCTGAAACAGTATTTTGGATGGAGTCTGTCAAAACGCTTATTCTAAATAATGCGTTTGCTAGATCGCAGCAATCTGGTCAGTAACTTATAAAAAAAAATCCATAAGGCTACTATTATGATAGCTTTTATATTGGAGAAGATAAATGGCAGTTCTCGATTTTTTGCCTTTTCGGCAAGTTGATAAAAAGAATAATATTGTAGCAAAAGCTCTTAAACCAGAAGAAATTAAATCTGTAAGCAAAGCGATGAAAGTCGCTGCCCTTGCACTTGGTTTCCAGGGCAATACATACTATTATAATAATAGAGCTACATTTGAACCTTCTCCCTATGATTTTGATCGTATTATGCAAGCTGCAGATACAGATTCTTATGTTAAACAGGCAATAAATAAATATAAAGAATTGTTCTGGAAAGAAAGCTGGTCAATAGTCGGAGAAAATCCAGAAGCTGTATCTTACTTGTATCAAAGAATAGATTATATGGAAATGGCCATGAAAAGGCCATTCTTAGATTTTTTAATCGAAATTACTGAACATATTGTAAAGTATGCGAATGTTTTCATAGTTAAGGCTAGAGGTGACATATCGGAGTATTTTCCAACTCCAATATCAGGAGTAAATGCACCGCAGCCTGTAGTGGGTTATTATTTAATTCCTACGGAACAAGTTAGAATTCTAAGAGATAAGTTTAATAGACCAAGATCCTATCAGCAGGCTACAGATCCTCTGACCTACATGCCGTCAGAACGAGACCCTGTATGGTCAGCTGATCGTGTTATTCATATGTATTTGGATAAGAAGTCGGGTCGAGCTTTCGGTACTCCGTTTTTAAGTTCTGTTCTAGATGATGTTGTTGCTCTTCGTCAGATTGAAGAAGATATCCAGAACCTCGTTCATAGAGAACTTTTTCCATTATACAAATACACCATAGGCACCGCAGACCAGCCAGCAGAACCTCAGGAAATCTCTAACGCAGCATCTGAAATAGAATCCCTAAGAGCGGAGGGTGGCCTAATTCTTCCTTACAGACATAATATTGAAGTTATCGGTGCCAACAATAGCGCACTTGAAGCTTCGCAATACCTGGAGCACTTTAAAGAAAGAGTTGCAGTTGGGCTTGGGGTTGCCCCTCATCATCTAGGTATGATGATGAATGGTGGAAACAGATCAGTGACTGATCGTTTGGATACTGCTTTGTATGATAAAGTTAAGCAGTATCAGAAGATAATGGCAGAAATGATTAGGGTTCATATTTTTAATGAACTTTTACTTGAAGGCGGATTTGACCCCGTAACTAATCCTTTGGAAGAAGGTTCTTCTGACAGATGCTATTTCAAGTTTAACGAAATAGACGTTGATACTCAAGTTAAAAAAGAAACGCATGTTATACAAAAGTATGTTAATAATATTATTTCAATCAAAGAAGCAAGACTAGAACTTGGCATTAATCCTGATTATGAAGAAGATGAAATGTTTGCTGCCATACAGGGTAAAGTTCAAATGGATTTAGCAAAAAACCAAGCAGAACTAACAATGACAAAGTCGGCTCCTAAAGACGCTGTTATAGATGGCGATAAGCAAGCTTCGGCACAAAAAGGCCAAAGAAACTTACCAAATCAAAGACGTGGCGTCGGAAATGCAACACGTCCAGCAAATCAGCAAGGTAGAAATACTTCACCAAATATCAGAAGATCAGATAATGCATGGTTGACATTAGTTGAAAATGCCCTTGAATCAGAGTATACTATAGTCTATACAAAAGAGGAAAAGGAAATTGATAATGTCGACAGATCTGACACTAAAGAATGAACAGCTAATTTCTTATTTAGCAACAAATGATTCAATTCGCGCCTTAGAGAAAACAGTAGACAATGGTCAGTCTAGACTTGCTCTTCAGGTAGTTCTTGAGATTGTATCGGAGCTAACAGAAAGACTTTTTGCCCTAGAGGAAAAAGTTAATCCGGTTGAAGATGAGTCGGAGGAAGTATTGGCCGCTAGCGAAGTAGTCATTGAAACCCAGACTCCTCCAAAGTTAGAGTCTTCGGTAAAAGCTGAAAAGGATCAATCAAAGTCCGATGAAGCTGTAGCGACAAAGTCTGAGGAAATTAAAGCTTCTAAATGAAACTTTTAATAGGATGTCCAATGTACAAGAGATCTTGGATATTACCTCATTGGATTCGCTGTATCGTTAATCAGTCTCTTCCTATTGAAGATATTGGTTTTGTTTTTGAGGTTTCTCCAGATGATACTGAAACAATCCAATCTTTAGAGGCATGGAAAAAATACGATAATAGGATACCTTATTTCAATATAAAAATAAGAAAAGATATACCGCACTTTCAGCACGAAAACAATGGAAGACAGTGGACATTATCTAAGTATCAAAATATGGTTTCCTTAAGAAACTCTTTACTCACTACTGTTAGAGATGTTTCTCCAGAATACTACTTTAGTTTAGATTCTGATATATTATTAACAAATCCAAATACTTTAGAGTTGTTAATTGCACATATTAAGTCTGGTGCTGACGCAGTTAACCCTCTTATGTTCATGACCCCTTTCGGCACAATGTATCCGAGTGTGATGACATGGAGAGAGGGTATGACTAGAAAAGCATTTAGACAGGAAAAGTATTCTCTTGGAACTTATTTTAAGTCTGACGTAATCATGGCTGCAAAAATGATGAACAAGAAAGTATATTCAAATATAGATTATAGTGTCCATGAGCAAGGTGAGGATGTAGGTTGGTCATGGGAGTGTAAAGAGGCTGGTTATAATTTATTCTGCGCTTCATACATTTATGCTCCGCACATAATGTCTGAGTTGATGTATGGGTCATTTTTAAAGCATGGGGATGAAAGATCAGCGCTAATATTTGAAAACTATACTAAAGTGTGATATATTTATATAAAATTGTTCAATGTTATAAAAACAAACTTACTATTAAAATAGATATTAATAAATAGGGGAATACATGTCTTTTGATTTTGTAGAAAACTTTACATTACAGCTTCCTGATTTTTCAAAATCAGATATAGATTTTTCAGAATCATTTAACTCCAGGCACGGCTTGATTATAGAGGTCGCCGCAATACACGAGGGCTTGACTTCTAACTATAATCATTATTCAGCCATAGAGTTAGAGAAGGCGCTTCAATCATGGGTTGAGCCTTATCCAAAGCCAATCATTCTTAACCATGACTTAAACACAGAGCCTATTGGCAGAGTAATGGCTGCCAAGATGGACAAAGAGTCAGATGGAAGCGCTTTTGTCAGATTGCAAATTGCAATCACTGATCCTGTTGCAGCCCAAAAGGTTATCGATAAGAGATACTTGACGGGTTCAGTTGGAGGAAGGGCTACAAAGGCTGTTTGTAGTATTTCTGGCGAAGATCTAGCGAGAGAAGATGACTCAGGTCGTCCCCGTATGCCTAAGTTTAAAAAGGGTAAGGTTTACAAGGGCAAGCTAGCATACATTGATATGCAGGATATTTCCTTTAAGGAATACTCTTTTGTAAATCAGCCGGCAGATCAAAAATCCGGAGTGAGATCCACAAAAATGCAAGATGGAAAAACCGAAATCTCAGACTCTGAAGGTTGGATTGCAAAAAGCGCTGCGTTTGTCCTCAGCATGGATAATGAAGATATTATTTCAATTGAGGAAAATAGATCAATTCTTTCCGATATGAAGAAGAAGGAATCGAAACCCATTTACTTACATTTAAAGGGCGCATTTTTAACTGCCTTGGCCCTTCAGGAAAGTGAAAGTTATATAAGTAATGCTAATTCATTACTATCCAATGAAGATTCTGAAAAAAATAATTCTGAGGAGACTCATAGCATGAAAGATGTTAATAAAGAAGAAGATATTCTAGCTGTAGCCGAAGGGCTAAGCGAGGATCTCTCTAATATAGCAGCTTCTTCTTCCGAAGAGCCTTCAGCTACAACTGACGAAAAGGTTGTCCAAGAGGCTTCAGAAGAAAAGACTGAAGAGGTTTCAGAAGAGTCTGCAGAAACAGGCTCGGAAGAAGAGAACTCAGCTGACGATTCAGAAGAGGCGGATGTACAAACTGTAGATTCCGAAAATGCTGAAAAGCCAGAAGAGTCATCAGTCGAAAAGACTGATGAGAGTCAAGAAGATGCCGAAGAGGCCAGTGAGCTCAGCGATAACAAAGAGGGCGTTGAGCAAGATGCTGACACACTTAAGGCAAGAATTAAGCTTCTTGAAGAAGAAAATGCAAAGCTCAAAAGCGCTCTGCATAGAACTCTAGTTGAAAGAGTTGTTGATACTAAGGTCGGTTTGGGCTTGGAGTCTGTTGATGATCGCGAAAAGCTTATTGAAGAGCATGCTACTCGCACAGCTTCTTCATTGGCTGATACTCTCAGAGATTTAGCTAAGACTCCAGTAAAAGTAAATAAGAGACTTTCTAATTTTGCTGGTATGCCTGAGGTTACTTCTGAAGCAGAGGTAACTGAATCCGAAGATAATGTATTGACTCTTGACAAAGAAGAGGAAATCAGCAAGCCTGGTTCTCCTGTAGATTCTTTTGAGCAAGTTCTAGTAGATGCCCTTATGGGTAGACGTAAACTTTAATAATTAAGGAGATAAAAAATGAGTTTAGCAAAGTTCCGCAAGGTTCATAGCAAGACAGGTGCTGGTCGCTTCGTTGTTTCTGAGGGCGTAGCCCCCAGTGCGTACTTACTGCCCCACCCCGGCTTGCCAACATGGTATTTGGACAGTGAAGATGATCGCTTTGAGATCGTCATTCCAAAGGGTACTATTCTTTCAGTGGTTGCCGACGCCAATGGTGATGCTCGTATTGTTCCAGCTAACGGAACATCTTCAAGCAAGAGCTGGGGCGACGTAATGCCTTCTTGGGACCCACTAGATGGCGCTACGCCAACATCAACGAGTGGATCAGCTGACACAGTTACTGTAGCAGCTCGGTCAATTCCGATTGGTTGCGCACAATATGATCTCTACAGACCATTTGACAAGGGCACATCGCAAGGTGCTGGCTTTATCACTCACGGCTATGTAGAGTATCCAATGGTTGCTGGCATTAATGACGACGTAACAGTCGGTTCACTAATCCGTTCCGACTTCATGGGACGCCCAGTAGCCGCAGCAGCTGGCGATTTCTTCAATAGCAGCGCTGTTTACAGCTACTTGCAGGTAGGTAAGGTTGTCGAAGTCGAAAAGTTTGCTACAAACTTTGACGATGGCCTCCTGAGCTACATGCAGCTTCCATCAGATCCAGGTGCACTAAAGACAGTATACGAACTTACCCGTAGCGGAAGCTTCAGTGGCAAGCTCGGTATTCGTGCTAACTTGGACGTATACAATGTCATTGGTGCATTCCGCGTCAATTTGACACTCTAATAAAAACAACAACACAGGAGGAATATTCCTAAGATGAGTAAGACAATCCAAGAGCTCCTCTCTGGTCTCCCAGCTTGGGAGACTGCACTGACTGAGGACGGGTATATCGATGCAGACAACAGAGTAACCATTAAGGAGGCTTTTGCTTCACCAGATGCAGCAGCCCTTTTCCCCAAGGTTCTCTCTCGTACGCTAAGAGAAGCAGCTGAGCCACAGCTTCTTGTGACCCCCCTGCTTTCCACAGTTCGTCTCGGCAAGGGGCGTTCTTTGGAGTTCCCAGCAGTCAATGCTATCCAAGCGGCTGAGATTCCAGAAGGCCAAGAATATCCAGAGCAAGCACTCGCCTTCGCAAAGCAGGTAGAGGGCAAAGTTTCAAAGAAAGGTGTAAAGCTAGCTTTCACCGAGGAAGTCATCGCTGACTCACTTTGGGACATTGTCGGTCTACATGTTCGCGCAGCCGGTCGCGCTATGGCTCGCCTAAAAGAGCAAATCGCTCTTAGTCGCTTCAAGGATGCAGCTACTATCGTTTTCGATAACGATAGCGGTTCATATGATGACACAACAGGTCTTGACATTAATGGCGCTGCCAATAAGACAATCACCTGGGATGACATCGTAGACATGGCTGCTGTACTTATGGCTGAAAATCATGTACCAACAGACTTTATTCTCCACCCCCTCATGTGGTCGGTATTCCTTAAGGATTCCATCTTCCACGCCGGTGGTGCAGCTTCAGGAGTTGGCACAAGCTGGGGATATCGTCCTCAGTCAGCTGAAGGCGCTCTTAACGCAACAGCCCCAATGGGTCTAAACGTTCTTGTTTCACCATTCGTAAGCTTCACCGCTAAGAGTGGCGCAACAGCAGCTAAGTCAGACCTATTCCTCATTGACCGTAACGAAGTGGGAACACTTTTGGTCAAGGATGACATGAGCACCGATCAGTTTGACGATCCTAGCCGTGATCTTCGTTCACTTAAGATGAAGGAGCGTTACGACATCGTAATGCTTGGCGATGGCGAGGGTATTACCGTAGCCAAGAACGTCAGACTCAGCCGTAACTATGAAATCATGGTTACTAACGAGGCAACCTGATAAACAAACCTTAGGGTCGTTATAGTTACAAATTACCCTAAAGCTTGGGGGTGGTGGAGAAATCCGCCACCCCCTCTGCTTTTATTCTGTTTTGTTTATTACTATTAAAATAGATTTTATTGATGGAGTGTGTTGAGTGAGCTTGTATCTAATAGACAACGCTACCGTAACTGTTAATACAGTTAATA